TGCTCCTGGCCACGTTGACCACCTCCCACCAAGTACATGCGCGGCGCGAACAGCCGTGGAGAGGCGGTGGACGCGGTGCCGCTGCCCGACGCCAACATCGAGTGGCCGCCGCCCGAGGTCGCCGCCGCGTCCCGCTGGTACGACATCTGGGGTGCCTGGTACTCCGGTGACCCCGGCAAGCTCGCCGAGGTGTACGGCACCGGCGAGGCGTACACCGCCGCCGCCGGCATCGACCCGAAGAACTTCGAGCAGGGCCGCCTGGGCGTCCGCGACCGGCTGGCCCGCATGTGGCACGGCACCCCGACCCCCGCCGGCCAGATGCGGTCCACGAAGCTCCACATGCCGCTGGCCGGTGACATCGCCGCCACGAGCGCGGACCTGCTGTTCGGTGAGCCGCCGGCATTCGTCGTCGCCGACCAGCCGGACACGCAGGCCCGCCTGGAGGAGTACCTCGCCGACGGCGTCCACGCGGTGCTCCTCGAAGGCGGGGAGACCTGCTCCGGGTACGGCGGCGTGTACATCCGCATCGGCTGGGACTCCGTCGTCGCCGAGCAGCCGCTGTGGGACGTCATCGCCCCGGACTGCGCCGTCCCCGAGTGGCGCTCCGGGCGGCTGGCCGCTGTCACGTTCTGGCGGCAGCTCAACACCGACAAGACCGGGGTGTGGCGGCACCTCGAACGCCACGAACCCGGCCGCGTCTTCCACGGCCTGTACCTGGGCACCGACTCCAAGCTGGGCCGGCCGCAGCCGCTGAACGAGCGGCCCGAGACGGCGCCGTTCGCCACCCTGGTGAACGGCGCAGGGTTCTTCGAGACCGGCGCCACGGGCATGCTCGCCGAGTACATCCCGAACATGCGCCCGAACCGGATCCGTGGTCTGGCCTCGCTCGGACGGTCGGACTACGCCGGCATCGAACCCACGCTCGACGCCCTGGACGAGACGTGGTCGTCGTGGATGCGGGACCTGCGTCTGGCCAAGGCCCGGCTCATCGTCCCCGACACCTACTTGCAGCCCCTGGGACGCGGCCGCGGCGCCGCGTTCGACCCGGACCGGGAGATCTTCACCGGCCTGTCCACGCTGCCCAGCGAGGCCGGCGGCCAGGAAATCACCCAGGTGCAGTTCGCTATCCGCGTCGCCGAACACCGCGACACCGCGATGGAACTGCAAGCGCAGGCCGTCCGCGGCGCCGGCTACAGCGTGCAGACCTTCGGGGAGACCGGCGACGTCGCGGCCACCGCCACCGAGGTCGTCGCGCGGGAACGCCGCAGCTTCACCACCCGGTCGAAGAAGATCAACTACTGGCGGCCGGCGCTGGCGCGTCTCGCGTTCGCCGCGTTGCAGGTCGACGTGGCGCGGTTCAAGCCGAAGAACGTCAAGGCGATCCGGCCGACGATCGAGTGGCCGGACGGCATCGCTGTCGACCCGGAGCAGCAGGCCCGCACGCTGCAACTGCTGCACGCCGCCGAGGTCGTCTCCACCCGCACCCGGGTGCAGATGCTGCATCCGGACTGGAAGGAAGAACGGGTCCAAGAGGAAGTCGACGCGCTCAAGGCCGAATCGCAGCTCGCCAACCCCGACGACATGGGCGGCGGCTTCGGTGGACAGCAGGAGGGCACCCCGCATGCCGCTTGATCGAGCGACCGGGGAGCAGACACCCGGCGGGGTTCCCGTCGCCGCAGCCGGGGCCGTGGCCGCTGCCGCTGCTCTGGTGGCGGCGTTGGCGGTGCTCCTCGCCGAGCAGATCCGCCGCTCCGTCACCCAACCAGCGGCGCACGTGCTGTCCCTCGCCGACGTCGACCGGCTCATCCTCGCCGCCGACGCCCGTCTCGCGGCCGAAGTTGACCAAGTCGTCGCCGCGGCGTGGAGCCGCGGAGCTGCCGCCGCAACCGCCGACCTCCAGCGGGCCCCGCACCAGGTGCTGGTCGACGCCCGGCACGCCGCGCAGGCCAAGGCGACGATCCGCGGCACCTACCCGCACATCCGCCGCTGGGCCCACCACGCCTACCGGCAGACGATCGACGCGGCCGCCGCCGAAGCGCTCGCCGGCCGGGCGACGCCGCTGGACGCCGCGCAGGTCGCGTGGGGGCGGCTCCTCGAACGCGGCGTCACCGGGTTCGTGGACCGCGCCGGCCGCCGCTGGGACCTACTCACCTACGTGGAGATGGCCGTACGAACCGCGGTCGTCCAGGCGGCCGCGCAGGCGCACCTGGACACGCTCGCCGCCGCTGGTCACCGCCTGGTCGTCGTGTCCGACACCGGCACGGTCTGCGACACGTGCAAGCCGTGGCGGGGTCAGACCCTCGCCATCGTCGGGCCGTCCGGCCCGCACCTCGTCCGGCAGCCGGACCCCACCCGTGAAGGCCACTGGCTCCAGGTCCGGGTGAAGGGCACCGTCGCCGACGCGATCGCCGGCGGCCTGTGGCACCCGAACTGCCGCCACGAGCTGCACATGTGGCGGCCGGGGTTGGGGGTTCCGCAGCACCGCGAGGACCCCGACGGCGACGCGCTACAGCGCCGCGTCCGGCACGTGGCGCGGGTCGCCCGGTCGTGGGCGCTGCGGGCCGCTGGGGCGCTCACCGCCACGGCCCGGCGGGAAGCCGCGCGGCAGGCACGCAGAGCACGCGCTGCCCTGCGTGCGCTCGCGGGAGGCTGAGTCACAGCTCCTCGTCGTCATCCCCGCGCATCAGGTTCTGCACGGCCAGGGCTTCGGCCTCGACCGGCGAGGGTGCCTCCACGAAGGTGCACCAGCGGCCGTCGTCCACGTGGTCGACGGTGTGCTGCTCCCCCTCGAACACACCGGCCACGACCGGCTCGGAGCTGCTGAAATGCCAGATGCCGACCACGGTGTACGTGGTGAGCGTCGAGTCACCCATGCTGTCCTCCTGCTGTTAGGCCGCTGCTGCGGCCGACTTCCACAGCTGCTGCCAGTTCTCGGCGGCCGTGGTCGGGTCCTGGGGGTGCGCGGCGATGTGCTCGCGCAGCTTCCGCATCGACGGCACGTCCCGACCCCAGTGCCGGCCGTGGCTGCCCATGCGGCGCCACACCCCGCCGAACAGCCGGTACGTGCCGGTGCCTCGGGTGTGCCAGGTGACCTCGGCGACCGTGCTGTCGTCGCCGTAGCCGGACCGCAGATGCACCGTGACGAACGGCGCGCCGCCGCTGTCGTGCTGGTGCTGCTCGTAGGCCAGCCACCCGTTGGCCACCGCGGTCTCGATGAGTTCCCGGGTGGCGGCCGCCAGCGGCGGCACGGCGTTGAGCGGTCCGAGCATCACTGGCCAGACTGCGCCGCTGGCGCCGGTACGGGTGGGCGCGCTCACAGCGAGACGTCCTGCGCCGCATTGCGGTTGGTGCACTCCAGCCAGTCCTGCGCCGTGCTGCCGGGCGCCAGGTCGCACGCCGCGTAGGAGCCGTTCCGCGAGGGGTGGTTCACCCGCACGCTGACTACGACACCCTTCGCGGTGTCCCGGATGCGCTCCACGAAGTGCGTGCCCGCGGCCGTGTCGATCGCGTACAGGTCCACGGCCATCGTGTCGGCGATGATCGGTTTCCCCTCGTAGACGGTGGCCACGGTGGGGGTTTCGGCGTGGGTGTGCACGGTGGGTTCCTTCCGGGTGTGGGCGGGGCGCTGTTCCCGCCTTGCCATGCAAAACAGTTTGGCACAACCGTTGACCATCGATCAAGGGGTTGGCCAAACCGTTTTGCCTCTCTCAGCCCTTGCCCTTCACGCCGCCCACACCTCCTTCACCCGGTTCCACCACGCACGCAACCCGCGCACGTTGCCCTGAGAAGCGGCCGCCGCCGGAACGGCAACCACGGCCACCGGCGCAGGCGCGGGCCGCGCGACCTTCCGCTGCCGGGGCGGACCAAGCACCTCCAGCCGGAACTCCTCGAACGGCACCAGCCGGGGCTCCACCTCCGCCCACCACGCCAGCAGGTCACCGCTGGCCCACTTCCGGGCCCGGACCGCCGTGCCGACGAACAGCGACCGGGGGTCGACGCCGGCGGCCTTGCCCGCTG